GAAATTAAGAGTGATTACAAAAGGTTAAGTAACAAAATGAAAGAGTTCTTGACCCCCTAAGTGGAAATATGTATAAACAGAATCAATCACAGAGGAGAAAGACTAATGGCACAAGCAACATACGAACTGGAAGACATGGTAATCACCTTTGAAGCTAACATGGAGCGTAATGATTATGGCGTATCTGGTAGCCCTGTGTGGTATGAACCTAGTGATGTAGAGGTAGTAGCAGTAGAAATCCTTGGTGTTGATGTAGACCCGAAGGTGCTACCTAAAGCTCTCATCAATGAGATGCTATCTTATGCTGATGAGATTGAAGCAGAGGAGTGGTAATATGACTAGAGTATGGAAGGTAACTGATATGACTGTATGGGTAATAACTGACCAGCACAATGGGTTCATCAGCGTCCACAAGACAGAAGAGGAAGCCCTAGAGCAAGCTGATTACTTGGAGAAGTGTGGCGAGTATCCACTTGACAGTCTGTATGTAGATGGCTATGGTCTTTAACACAAGCTAACTAGGAGAATCATGAGATGATGACGCAAGATCAAGTTCAAGACAAACTCAATACTATCGGATACTACAAGAAGTTTACTGTAGTGTTTACCAAGAAAGATGGTACCAAGCGTGAGATCACTGGCTATATGGAAAAGCCAGAGGGTGAACCTCGTCAGTCTGTAGCTGTGCCTGTAGTAACCGAAGAGGGTTGGAAGAGCTTCCGCCTTGATAGTGTCCTTAGCATTAGTGGAGCATAAAATGGAACCTCTTATGTGCCTCGCAGTAGCAGTATTTTTTGAAGCAAGGGGAGAACCTATTGATGGTCAGATTGCTGTAGCTGAAGTAGTAATGAACCGTGTTGCAGATGAGAGGTATCCTGACACTGTATGTGGTGTAGTTTTTGAGCCGAAGGCTTTTAGCTTCACGCATGATGGACTTCCAGATAGGTTGCCATCTAAAGACCCTCTAGGAGCGGCTGAGACAGCCCTTACAGTGGCAAGTGAGGTTATGGGTGGGGATACACTAGGGATTACGTCTACCCACTACCATACGACCTCTGTGTCTCCCCACTGGAATAAACACTTTGACCTTGACGGTGTAGTAGGAAACCATGTATTCTACACTAACAATACACCATACAAATGAGTTGGAGAATCTTATGACTACACGAAACGCAATGGACTACCTAGTCCCTGTAGATGACATGATTAATGATCTTCAGAAAGAGATTGATAATGTCTTGTGGGACAACTACGGTGAATCAACAGAACATTTGCAGAAGCAACTGGACTACTACTTGAACTTGAAGGACGAGGGTGTTATCTATGAACCTACGTTCTGATACCAAAAAAGGAGTAAGACCTTGAGAACGATTGCTGACCTTGATCTGAAAGAACTTCAGGACGCCCGTGAGTCCACTGATAATTTGGTGCTGTACTACGCACTGGACCTTGCGATCACGCACAACATCGGTGGTGATGAGCTGCTTGTTGCTCAATCCGAACGCCACCTCATGAAGCACCTCAAAAAGAAAATGGAGAAGGGGTAAGACCTTGAAGATGACCGACACGAGAAACACCGGACACTACAACAAAGGAGAGGGGGTGTGATGGTTGACCAAGGAAAACTAGCATGCCTAGAGTTGGCAGTAGAAACCTTTAAGAACTGTGCTGATGTAAACGAAGACCTAGTTCTTCAGGTAGCTGATGCCTATCTTGAGTACATCAGACGAGAAGAGCCTGACAACAAGGGCAATGTACGTTCATTTGACGTAGTACAGTAACACAAGGATGTCCGAACAAGGGTTTATAGTAGGACGTTAAACAGTGGCAGACCAGAAACCTTGAAACACCCAAAGCAGGAGACTGTGAGTACGCTGTTAGGCCACACTTTAAAGGAGATAAAATGATTGAAGCAACATATATCGACCACATGGGTAATGATAATTCTGTAGTAGATGCAGCACGGGTTAGCTTTGGCAAGCACTCTGGCCGTTATACTAAAGAGCAGAACGACAAGCTAATCAAATACCTAGCAAAGCATAAGCATCTGAGTCCCTTCGGTCATGCCTTTGCCTCCTTCCACGTCAAGGCACCGATCTTTGTAGCCCGTCAGTTGGTCAAGCATAAGTTCCTGCGTTGGAATGAGATTAGTCGTCGCTATGTAGATGATGAGCCTGAGTTCTATATTCCTGATGTGTGGCGTGGACGTAGTGCTGATAAGAAGCAGGGGTCTGAGGGTGAAGTTAAGATTGATAACTGGGCTTTAGAGGTTGCAGACAATGCCTACGAGGCAGGGGGTTATGCGGGGGCAGCACTTGGCGTATACAATAGCTTGTTGCAGAGTGGAGTAGCACCAGAGCAAGCCCGTATGGTCCTACCACAGTCCACGATGACTGAGTTTTATTGGTCGGGATCACTGGATGCCTTCGCTGATATGTGTCGTCTACGTTTACCTTCAGACACACAGCAGGAAACACGTGTAGTTGCACAACAGATCAGTGAAGTGATGGGCAAGCTATACCCTGTAAGTTGGCAGGCACTTGTTCATGACGAGGCGTGACAGAGAGAGGGACAACAAGTCTCAAAGAGAGTGGAGATGACAGATGAGTGACTACCAACAAACCCGTGACGCAGCAGGTAAAATCACAACACGCTTTGACAGGATGTTGCGCAACCTTATGGATGAGTGCGAAGAGGAAATGGTTGTCGTGGCTTTAATGAAATACTACGACCTCTGCCTTGAGCCTAACAAGGATGAGGGTGGTGAATTGATTGACCCAGACACCTCTATTCTTCAGGCTATTGAGAGAGTGCTTGAGGACTTCATGTGTACAGCAGACTACAGTGCGTGGCTACTAGGGAGAAACAAATGACTAAACCATACGAGCTAGAGGCTATGATCTTGGACTGCTGGCATGTATGTGATGATCTTACGGTAGTATTCAAACAGATAGGTGATGGTGAACGTGAGCCTACCCATGATGAACTGATGAACGCCCTGATGGGTATGCACCAACTGTATCAGTGGAAGTTCGAACAGTTGTTTGACAAATATGAGCAGCTTATCGGAGAGCAGAGACAGGGGGGTGACTGATGTTTACTGTAGAGTTTGAGCCAGCCTGCGCAGTCATAACGTGCCTCGACAATCATGATTCTTTTGATGATGTAGAGGTGGTGGTATGTGAAGACAACTCAGTGTTTATCCTCCAACATATGTTAGATGTGGAGGAAACCAACGTCATCTATATGTCTTACCAACAACTTACTGAGATTGTAGCTGCTCTTGATACGCCCGAAGGGGCTTACATACTAGGAAGTAAAGGAGATTGAAATGATCTATGGACTATATGTTTTTGTTATTATGTATTCACTTGGGGCCATTCTTTTGTTGGCTATTACAGAAGCAACGGAGGAAGACAATCCTAATGCTGACTTTAATCTTGCCTTGCTCTGGCCTTACATTGCTGTTAGAGTAATCCTTGAACGGATTGCGAACGGCCCATACAAGGATGACGAATGATGCGGTGCTACATTTGCAATGCTATGACAACAGACAACGAGATATACTGGGAAGAGGACAGACAGGACTGGTCACCATGCCCCAAGTGTATCGCCAAGGTAAAGGAAGCACAAAATGTCGAGCTTTTCGATGGACTACGAACACAAGAAACACCAGCCATGCCAAAGCTGCGGGAGTAGTGACGGAGCATACCCCTACGAGGATGGTATCTACTGTCATGTCTGCAAGACTAAAACATTTAATGATGATGGAGACACACAAGTGACAGAACAAAAGACACTACCTCCTATTCGGGGTAAGATCATGGCTGTCCCTAGCCGTGGACTAAACAAGGCAACAGCTGAGAAGTATCGTGCTCTTACATCAGGCGATAAGATTAGCCTGATCTACACAACAGAGGGTAAGGTCACATCCTTTAAGGAACGGGGCCTATCTGAGAAGACATTCAAGTTCAACGGCCCAGCGCAGACAGACTTGTTTGGTCAGTCAGCCTTCCCTAAGGGAGGTAAGTCCGTCACCATTACTGAGGGTGAGTTTGATGCAATGGCTGCTTATCAGATGCTCTATATGTCTGAGCCTTGTGTCTCTGTTATTAACGGATCATCAGGTGCAGTGAAGGACTGTAAACGTAACTACGAGTGGCTTGATAGTTTTGATAAGATCAACATTGCCTTTGACAACGACAAGGCAGGGCAGGATGCAGCTATGGCAGTAGCTGAGTTGTTTGATCCCCGTAAGGTTCGTCTTGTTACCATGACTCTCAACGATCCTAATGACTACATCAAGCAGGGGCGTGAACGAGACTTCATTGATGCACACAAGAAGGCTGCTCCCTTCACACCTGATGGTATCCTTGCTGGTTCATCCCTCTACGATCTAGTATCAACACCACCTGAGTATGACTGTGTTCCTTATCCCTTCTCTGGCCTCAACAGAATGACTAAGGGTCTACGAACAGGGGAACTGATCACGTTTGTAGCTGGTACAGGTGTTGGTAAGACACAGGTGATGCGAGAGATTCTCTACTCACTGATCCAGCAGGACAAGGGTAACGTAGGGACACTCTTCCTAGAAGAACCTGTAAGGGATACAGGTCTTGGTATGATGTCTATCCAAGCAGAGAAACCACTACACCTAACAGATACAATCTACACTAAGGAAGAATTTGATAATGCGTATGAGAGCACTCTTGGAACTGGTCGGGTCTTTCTCTATGATTCTTTTGGCAGCAATTCTGTGGAACGTATTGTTAGCATGGTTCGTTATCTAGCACGTTCATGTGACTGTAAGTTTATCATCTTGGATCACATCAGTATCGTTGTATCAGATCATGCCAAGGATGAACGTAAAGCACTGGATGAGATTGCTACCAAGCTAAAGACCTTGACAGTAGAGCTAGATATCTGTTTGATTATGGTGTCACACCTTAACCGTGACAAGAACCGTAAGCCTCCAGAAGAAGGTGGGACTATCAACCTGCAAGACATTCGAGGTACAGCAGGTATTGGTCAACTCTCTAACATCATCATTGCCTTGGAACGTAACACACAGGCAGACGATGAACTAGAACGTAACACCACACGTGTACGTGTAATCAAGAATCGGTTCACAGGTGAGACTGGGGTGGCAGATAGCCTGACATACTCCCGACACACTGGAAGACTTAAAAGCTACGAAGGATAACAGATGCAGGTAGTATTCGATATTGAGACAGACGCCTTGGATGCTACAGTTATTCACGTTCTCGTAGCTAAACGTGTAGGCCAGAAAGGTTTCTATGTTATCCGAGATGCTGAGACATTCAAACGTCTAGCTAAACAGGTAACACTCTGGATAGGCCACAACGTGATAGGCTTCGACATACCTCAGATCAAGAAACTCTGGGGCTATGAGATACCTCTCAAGGATGTAGCAGACACTCTCGTCATGTCTCGTTTGTCAGACCCTACCCGTAAGGGTGGTCATAGTCTGGATGCTCTATCAGGTAACGAGAAGATAGACTTCCATGACTTCTCTACCTACACCCCTGAGATGTTGGCCTACTGTAAACAGGACGTAGCTATTAACGAGAAGGTCTACCTACAACTTAAGGAGGAACTCAGCAACTTCGGTAAGGCTTCAATACAACTAGAACACCAGATGCAAGCCATCGTATGTGAGCAAGAGAAGAATGGATTTATGCTTGACACTGATATTGCAGAGGAAATCTACACCACATGTCTACGAGAGACTAACCGTATCGAAGCAGAGATCAAGGAGTTCATGGTCCCTATCGCTGTCCCTGTCAAAGAGGTGATCATCAAACGTAAGAAGGATGGTTCTATCTACTCCAACCAACTACTTGAGGGTTGCAATGTACAGGGAGACTATACCAAGATAGCTTGGGAGGAGTTCAACCTAGGCTCACCTGCTCAGGTTAACAAACGTCTAGACAGGTTGGGTTGGAAGCCCACAGTTAAAACCAAGTCAGGTAACTCATATAAGATTTGTCCTGAGAACCTCGCCACAATCCCTGACACAGCCCCTGAGGCCGTTAAAGGACTGAAGGCATGGAAGGTACTAGAGACACGGTGGAAGCTAGCACAGGAGTGGCTACAGAAGTCACAGGAGACAGGTAGGGTACACGGTAGGGTTATCCTTACAGGTGCAGTAACACACAGGGCCGCACACCAAGGTCCAAACATGGCTAACATCCCCTCCGTACCACACGGTAAGGATGGTATCCTCTGGAAGATGGGGGGTATGTACGGTGCAGAGTGTAGGCAAGCATTCAAAGTACCAGAAGGTAAGTTGCTAGTGGGTACAGATGCTGCAGGTATTCAGCTGCGTGTCCTTGCTCACTACATGAATGACCCTATCTATACTGAACAGGTCATTGATGGTGACATCCACACCTTTAACAAGGAAGCGCTGGGCAGGTACTGCAAGGATCGTCCCACTGCTAAGACATTCATCTACGCCTTCCTGCTCGGTGCAGGTACTGGTATGATTGCTAGTATCCTAGGCTGTAATAACCGTCAGGCTAATGAAGCAATGGCTAACTTCTACGAGGCTATTCCGTCCCTCAAGAAGCTTAAGTCACAGGCATCACAGGCAGCGAGCATGGGGTGGATGAAGGGATTAGATGGTCGTGTACTACGAATAGGTAGTGACCACCTAGCATTGTCTGTTTACCTACAGGGTGGGGAGACAGTTATCATGAGGTTAGCCAATGTATTCTGGCAACGACAAGCAAAGAAGGAGGGGATTAACTTTAAGCAGTGTGCATGGGTTCACGACGAATGGCAAACAGAAGTCGATGAAGATCAGGCCCAGCGCCTTGGCGAGATACAGGTACAGGCTATCAAGGATGCAGGTACTTTCTTTAAACTAAACTGCCCGATGGATGGAGAAGCAAAAATCGGGAAGAACTGGCTAGAAACCCATTGACACAGTATCTTGTGTAATGTAGAATAATCAAACAGACCAACGCCATAAGGAGATAAACATGGCCGACAAGAAAATCGTACTGAAGAACGTAGAAGTAAGCTGGGCAAATTTGCTAAAGGCAGGCCTCAAGTATAAGTCAGAGACAGAGTATGAGTTCTCTGTAGAAGTTAAGGCTAACGACCAACTACGTGACTTGATGAAGTCCTTCAAACTCAACAAGCAGTTCAAGACTAAGGACTCTACATTTGATGGTGAAGAGTTCATCAAAATTGCTCTTGACACACGTACAAAGACTGGTTGGGTACGTAACGGTGAAGTCTTTGACGAGTACGGTGACCCTACCAAAGACCTGATTGGTAACGGTTCCAAGATGAACCTGTTCGTAAGCATCGGTCAGAGCAGTTATGGTAACATCATCAAGCTTGGTCACATCGAAGACGTGGACATGGATAATAAGGAGATGATGTTCCACTTCGGTCAGGTTATGGAGTTGGTCCCATTCGAAGCACCGTCTGCTGTGATCAAGAAAGAGAAAGAGATCAACAAGTCTGTTGAAGCTATGGCAGAAGACGAGATGGAGATTCCTTTTGGTTAATTGCCCAGTCACCAAGAAAGGAGATGAGTTGGAGGGGCTGTCCTTGCCCCTTCGCTCTATCGAAGAAGAAGGGGTAATACTCCTCTATGATGGTGATATTTTTCTTTACTCACACGACGATGTAGAGGAAGACTCCTACGTAGATCAAGGTCCACTACCTGAGGATGCTGAGGCCAGAAAGAACACACCTGTTTACTCTGGTTTCTTTAAGTACTTCCCTGATGCTATTGTAGCTGTCTCTAAACTATCTCTGATCGGAGGTATCCAACACGGTCAGACACGAGAGACACTACACTGGGATAGAAGTAAGTCTACCGACCATAATGACGCCCTGTTACGGCATCTTCTTGAAGAGGATTGGGCAGCTGTTGCATGGAGAGCATTAGCTCAACTACAGAAGTCCATAGAAGAAGAAAGGAAATACGATGACTGAGGAAACCAAGAGCATTGATACCCTGATTGATGACATCTACTCTGTCTTCACTGATGGTTACAGTAAGTCTCCTGACAACGAGAAACTGATTGATGCTTTTGGTGAAGCCATGAAGGACTTGATGAAGTCTCGTTTGCCACCACGGGAAAGCTCAGGTGGTACTCTTCGACTGTCCGCTATCGGTAAACCCGCACGACAACTGTGGTACGATAGCCGAGGGGTAGAGAAGCCTGACTTTACTGGAGACCAACTACTCAAGTTTTTCTACGGTGACGTTATCGAAGAAGTTCTTCTTACTCTAGCTAAACTTTCTGGTCACAGTGTGACAAATGAGCAACAGGAAGTAGTAGTTGCAGGTATCACAGGACACATGGACGCAGTGATTGATGGTCATGTGATTGATGTTAAGTCTGCCTCAGCTGCTGCCTTCAAGAAGTTCGATAAGGGTTCATTAGTCTTTGATGATCCCTTTGGTTACATGAACCAGATCGCAGCATACTCAGAGGCAGTAGAGGGTAACAAGGGTTCAGGGTTCTTAGCTATGAACAAGGTTGATGGTAAACTTACCCTCTTCCAACCTGACCCTGACTTCTTACCTGACACACAGGAACGAGTAGACTATCTCAAGGAAGCCTTGGCCTCTGACACACCACCAGAACGGTGCTACGAGGAAGTAACTGAGACTAACGGGAACAAGAAACTCCCTATGGGTTGTGCCTTCTGTCCCTTTAAGAAGGAGTGTTGGAAGGATGCTAACAACGGCACAGGTCTGCGGGGTTTTGGGTATAGCTTTGGTACTGTGTACCTTACACATGTCGAGAAAGCCCCCAGAGTAGGGGAAGTGGAAGTTGAATAGTAAGAGTTCAACTAGGAAGAGAGCACTCAAGGCTGGTTATCGTTCTGGCCTTGAGGAACAAACAGCAAAAGACTTGAAGAAACGTAAGGTTCTGTTTACTTACGAAGAGACAAAGATCAAGTGGTTAGATAGCAAGGTGCGGACATATACTCCCGACTTTGTATTACCTAACGGTGTGATCATTGAGACCAAGGGCAGGTTCGTAGCAGCTGACAGACGTAAACACTTGGAGATACAGAAACAATTTGGAACACTGTATGATATCCGATTTGTTTTCACTAACAGCAAAGCAAAGCTTTACAAAGGGGCCAAGTCCTCTTATGCTGATTGGTGTAACAAGCACGGTTTCTTATACGCAGACAAGACCATACCTGAGGATTGGTTAAATGAATGAAGACCTAGTTAACCGTATCGTTGATAGGTTTAGTATTGCTGAACTGGCAGAGGTTGTAGGTATTACTCCTCGTATGTTCATTGATGCCTTTGAAGACGAGATACTTGATAACCTGACAGCCTTGGCGGATATAGACCAAGGGTTTGTAATAGAGGATGATGTCGATGAAGACGAATAATGTAGAGGAACTAAGAATGATCACGCAAGAAGACATTGATGCTATGGGAATGAGTTACTATGAACCATACGAACCACTAGACTACAGCAAATGGGTAGAAGATAAGATCATCACAACTGGTCAGACACGTTTGATTGAGAATACCCTTGGACTTGTAGGTGAAGCTGGTGAGGTAGCTGAGAAGATCAAGAAGCTACTTCGTGACGAGACAAGGTTTACAGACAAAGATATTATCAAAGAACTAGGGGATGTAGTCTTCTATGCTACTGCCCTTTCGAACTACTTTGGTTCTAACTTGCAGGGTATCCTTGACGAGAACATTGATAAACTAGACAGCCGTGAGGCAAGAGGAACCCTTCAGGGGAGTGGAGATAACCGATGAGCACCAGCAACTACCTACCTACAGACTACCAAGCATTCATCCACACATCACGTTATGCCCGTTGGCTTGACGAAGAGGGTCGTCGTGAGACATGGGGTGAGACAGTCAACCGTTACATGACTAACCTCGTAGGCGACAAGGTTGATGTAGCCACAGCTGATGCTCTTGAAACAGCTATCCTTGACCTCAATGTCATGCCTTCCATGCGTTCTCTTACGACAGCTGGCCCAGCGGCTGCTCGTGACAACACATGTATGTACAACTGTAGCTACCTACCCGTAGACGACCTTAAGTCCTTCGATGAGGCTATGTTCATCCTGCTCTGTGGGACTGGAGTTGGTTTCTCTGTAGAACGTCAGTTCATCAGCAAGCTCCCAGAGGTTCCTGAACTCTTCGAGAGTGATACCACTATCTTCGTAAAGGATAGCAAGGAAGGTTGGGCTAAGGCTCTGCGTCAAGTTATTGCACTCCTGTATAGTGGTGAAATTCCTAAGTGGGATGTGTCAGGTGTTCGTCCAGCTGGTTCTCGTTTGAAGACATTTGGTGGTCGTGCATCAGGCCCAGCGCCACTGATTGATCTGTTTAACTTTGCAGTTAACACATTCAAAGGTGCTCAGGGACGTAAGCTTTCTTCTGTTGAGTGTCACGACTTGATGTGTAAGATTGGTGAGGTTGTTGTTGTAGGTGGTGTACGTCGATCAGCCATGATCTCTCTGTCAAACCTTTCGGATGACCGTATGCGTCATGCTAAGTCAGGTTCATGGTGGGAAACAAACCCTCAACGTGCCTTGGCTAACAACTCGGTCTCTTACACAGAGAAGCCAGATGCTGCATCTTTCATGCGTGAGTGGACAGCACTAGTAGAGAGTGGCTCAGGTGAACGGGGTATCTTCAACCGTCAGGCCTCTAAGAAACAGGCAGCAAAGAATGGTCGTCGTGATCCTAACTTTGAGTTTGGTACTAACCCGTGCTCTGAGATCATCCTCCGTCCGTATCAATTCTGTAACTTGACAGAGGTTGTAGTAAGAGCATCTGATACCTTCGATACACTTGCTGAGAAAGTAAAGCTGGCAACCATCCTTGGTACTATCCAGTCTACTTACACTAAGATGCCTTATCTTCGTAAAGTATGGCGAGACAACACAGAGGCTGAACGCCTGCTGGGTGTAAGCCTCACAGGTATCATGGACAACCCTCTGATGACGAGTGCCAATGCTGGTTTGGATAAGACACTAGAGAAGCTTCGGGAGATTGCAGTTGAGACAAATGCTCATTGGGCTGATCTACTCGGTATTCCTGTTGCTGCTGCTATCTCCTGCGTTAAACCGTCAGGAACAGTCTCACAACTGGTCGATAGTGCCTCTGGTATCCATGCCCGTCATAACGGTTACTACATTAGAACCGTAAGAGGAGACAACAAAGACCCACTGACGCAGTTCATGAAGGACCAAGGTATCCCTAGTCAACCTTGTGTGGTTAAGCCTGAACAGACAACAGTGTTTAGTTTTCCTATGAAGGCTCCAGACAATGCTGTAACTCGTAATGCTACAACAGCTATCGAACAGCTGGAGACATGGTTGACTTATCAACGTCACTGGTGTGAACATAAGCCAAGTGTTACTATCTCAGTAAAAGATTGTGAGTGGGTAGAGGTAGCATCCTTTGTCTACAAACACTTTGATGAAATGTCTGGGGTATCTTTTCTACCTCACTCAGATCATACTTATCAACAAGCCCCTTATCAGGACTGTGATAAGTCTGAGTACGAAGAACTGTTGTCTCTTATGCCTAAGTCTATTGACTGGGCTTTGCTGGCAGAGTATGAGAAAGAGGACAACACATCTGGAAGTCAGACACTAGCCTGTTCTGGCGACAGCTGTGAGATTGTTGACCTGACGTAAGTTTAACTTGTTTACCCTTACCTTTCGGTAAGACCCCATGGATGTCTACATGGTGAGGTGGGTTGATCACCACCAAGGGTCTTTAGCGACGAGGGACAGGCTTCGGCTCCTCCCTGTGTAAAGCCACATAGTCGTGACCTCCCTATACAATAGGCTACGGCCCATTATGAGTAGGGAACTAACACCTGAGTAAGTGTAGAAACTGCTCATTTACTCTATGACGTAAAAGTCATAAACTTACGCTATGACGTAAAGGTCATACAGAAAGGACAACATGGCACACTACATAATGTTATCTCAAGACAACTGTAAGTACTGTACTGCTGCACTGGGATTACTTAATAGCCACGGGCATACGGTAGATGTCTATGACGTACAAGACCCAGACACTAAATCGATTGTAGCTATTCTCAAGCAAACTAACACAGTGCCTCAAATATTCGACAGCAACAACGAATTTATTGGTGGTTACACAGAACTTAAGGAGTATTTCAATGACAGTAGTACGTAAGCAATTTGACAGAGCACTATACGAAGCCTACGATACACCTGCTCGTGATGCTCTGGTTGGTTATCTTGAACTAAAAGGTCACATCATTGTAAACAACGAAGAGAACTTCAATGTTGATGTTGTTTCTCAGAAGGGAGGATATACTTATTTTAATGAGGTAGAGGTTAAGACTGCATGGAAGGGTGACTGGCCTACTCACTGGTCTGAGATACGTATCCCCCAGCGCAAGCAACGTCTACTTGACAAACATGTTGACGATGGCAAGAGTGTACTTAACTTTTATATCTTCCGACCAGACTTCAAGCAGGCATGGCGTATCAAGGATACACTGTTAACTCAGGAAAGTCTCAAGGAAGCCAAGGGACGTTACATCCAGAAGGGTGAGAAGTTCTTTCACATCCCATTCACACAAGCAGAGTTGATCAAACTATGACCAAAGCGCCTCCAAAGAAACAAACACGTACTCGTCGTAAGACTAACTACAAGGGTGCAGCATCTAAGGAGACGTCTGGCCTAACGCCTCGTACAGATAATCAAGGTCTGCTAATCACTGCACTAAGCCAGAGCAGTCAGGTGTTTATCCTTGGTCCAGCTGGTACGGGTAAGACCTACGTTACTGCCACCTACGCAGCTGACCAGTACACCCTGAAAGAGATTGACAAGATCGTCATCACTCGTCCTCATGTAGCTGTAGGTAAGGAGCTAGGCTTTCTCAAAGGGGACTTAACAGAGAAGACTATGCCTTGGGCCTTGCCCGTTCTAGACGTATTGGAGAAACACCTTGGTAAAGGAGCAGTCGAAACAGGTATCAAGAACGGTAACATTGAAATGGCTCCTCTTGCACTTATGCGTGGGCGTAGCTTCGATAATGCCTTCATAATTGTAGACGAGGCACAGAACATCACAACACACGAGCTTAAAATGTTGTTGACACGGGTAGATGAAGGCTCTACGATTGTTCTTAATGGAGATGCACAACAGTCAGACCTGAAGGAAGCAGACGGTCTATCTAAAGTTATCCACCTAGCTAAGAAGCACATGCTTGATGTACCTATTATTGAGTTTGGAGTTGACGATATTGTCAGAAGTGGTGTATGCGCTGAGTGGGTCAAGGTATTTATGAAGGAGAACTTGTAATGACTAAGTGGAACTTGGAACGTCAAATGGAACACCCGAAGATGCACAAGTATGATGAAGACAAGGGTAGTCCTGTCGATCCAGTTAACAAACCTGCCCACTACGGTGACGGTGAGATTGAGTGCATTGACTACATGAAGGACAACATGGATCTCATGATGTTCATGGGTTTCCTAGAGGGCAATGCTAAGAAGTACATGCACAGATACCGTCACAAGGGTAAACCAGTAGAGGACCTACGTAAAGCACAGTGGTACTTGGATCGTTTGATTACTGAAATGGAGGGAGGTTAGTATGTTTAGTTTGATTACTGTAGTCTGTCAGGGTTTTGTTTGCATTACCTTCACTCCTCCTAAAGTCTACACTAATGAGGCGGCTTGTATGGAAGATGCTCTTGTTCTATACAGAGCTGTACAAGACACTCCTGAAAGAGATATCATTAACATGGACTGCTACGAGTGGCAGGATCAAGTGTAACTTCTCTTAGCTCAACTGGATAGAGCAAGTCACTTCTAATGACTAGGTTGTAGGTTCGAGTCCTACAGAGAAGGCCAAATAAAAGCCCCCTTGGAAATTAATCCTTGGGGGCTTATTTTATTTCTTCTTTGCAGTCTTAGCTGCTTGCTTGAAGTTCTTAGCAGTGGGAGCACCCTTGCTGCCTACCTTCCTCATCTTCTCACCTGATCCAGCTGCTATTCGTTTCCGTTTAGCATGGATGTTTGCGTATAGTCCTTTAGCCATCACCACTTTACTTTGTTAGCCCAGTAAGCTGCGGACATCTTGCCCTTCTTGATGTTCTTGGCATGACGAGCCTTGAATGCTTTGTTTCTAGGTGTACCATCAGGACTACCCTTGACACCCTTCTGACCAAAGCGGATGATCTTCTCTTTACCGTTATCACAGGCCTTAACTACATGGGACTTAGTGGGGTGATCCGGAGTAGTACGAGGCTTGTTACACTTCATCTTGTCTTTATCTAGTCTTTTACTTGGCACGGTCTCTCTCCATCATCCCTTTAATCGCATTAATGTTCTCGTCAATCCTAGCCATAGCAACAGCCTGAGCCTGTACACTAGTCTCAAGAGCAATTAAACGGGTCTCGTGGCGTACCAGTTCCCTTGTGTTGTTCTCAATCTCACTATCAAGTGAAGCCACAAACCACACTAGGGCTATGGTCTGCATGACGATAGCAAGGATAAAGGTTACAGGTACGGATTTGCTTAAGTGCCAAGAGTTGTCAGCCACGGTATTTCCCCAGTGTTATCGTTTTTAAGAAGCCCCGCCATATCTCTTGAGGGGAAGGCAATACCCATCCAAGGATGAGCAGTAGGATAACCCAAACAGGGATGTCCTGATTACTTATGTTCAGAGACCCCACAGAGCCACTAGGAGCCACCCCTGAGTACACAGTCTCTGCCTTGGTAATGTCACCTACCTGAGCACCCGTCTGGTTGTTCTCAGCGCCTGCCTGTACGTTAGCAGCTACGTTAGGTCCACCGCCACCTAGCAAGGACATAGGGCTGAGACAACCACCCAAGAGGAGTACTAGGCTTAAACAGAATAAAAACCTACCCATCACAGTTTACCCAGATTGATTACCATTTCGGTTTCGTATGGCTTGCCCTGCTCCTTAAGCTCTTCCTGTTTGGCATATGCAAGGATTGAAGCAATCTCGACTGGCCGCTTCACTGAACTAAACAAAACACTTAAGGCGTCTTCTATATTACCATCTTTACGAGCCTTTACAAACTTTCTACGTTTCGGACCTCCGTTGAAGTTGTAAGTGTTTCTAATTATGGTGTTACCTTCTGAGTCTTCTTCAAACGAGAACCAACCTATGGTACGAGCCATCCTTAGTTCAGGATCAAACACACCTGCAAGGACACTTCCCTTCAAAACATCACCCTCGTCTGTTCCAAAGTCTTTGTAGTCTACACTTGATTTACCTGCAGCCTTAGCTTTAGCTACTACGTCCCTCAAAACACGTAGGTCAGAACCATTTAAGTCCTTCTCAGTAAACTGACCTCCTGCATCAAAGAAGTTACTAGCTACGAATCTAAATTCACTCAGCCCAGAACCTATAACACCTTCACCAGCGGCCTGTGCAGTATCCATTATTGCTGGAAGAACACTACCTCCTGCCTCTACCCCAGCTACAACCGCATCTTGTACACCCTCCATTTCAGGAAGGGCTTCGTATACGGCCTCACCAGCGGCCTGATAAGCCCGATCCAGCACCGCCACTGCTTCCGCCCCACCACGCACCGCATCTTGTACATCCTCCATTTCAGGAAGGGCTTCGTATACGGCCTCACCAGCGTCCACTACTGCCTCTTTCCCTGAGGCAAGGACATCTGCTGCACTATCTATCACAGACTGCCAAATACTTCCTCCAGTCTCTGCCACATCTTGAGCTACACTTGATGCAACACTAGAAACTTCGTTGAATGCTGAGGAACCTACGACAACTACACCCTGTACTTTAGAATAATCCTTAGCCATTAGTTACCAATCTCCTGAATAATACGGTCCAGTGTACTGTTGTCTACGTGCTTGAAGCCTTCCCAGATACTCCGTAAATTCTTACGTTTATCTGCAAGAGTTTTACCCTTAGCTACGTTCTCACGGGCAAGAAACAGGAACATCCTGTCCTGTGTTTCTTTGTTGAACACTGTGTCAGCAGGAAGGTTCATACGACGAGAAAGGTCTCGAAGAGTAGAACCTACAATCTGGTACTTACCCATAGGGGTAGAGGTAAGACCATTCTTGTATGCGTAGGTGTTCTTACCTAGGCGTGGCTTAACATACCGCCCATAAGCTCCAGAAGCTTTAGAGAACTCAATCAACTCGCCAATGGTCATGCTTGAAACAGATACACCCTTGAACGGTGTATTTTGTTTCTCAAAGTTACCATAGAGAGTGTCGTAACCTCCTGCCTCAACTCTGCGAAGAGTAGTCTGAGTAGTAGACGAAGGTTTAAGACTAGCCTCTTTAGATGTATCCACAGCTGCTTTAGCTTTAACAGGCTGAAGATACAGACTGATGAATGTATCTTGGTCTAATAACCCAGAAACCTCTAGGTCTGCTTTGTTCTGTAGGTTAGAGATTGCTTTTCGGGTAGCTTCACCGTAAATACCGTCAGCCTTGCCTACTTCTGTGAAACCCCTTTCAATCAAAGCTGTCTGTAGTGCCTTTACTTTATCACTGGTCTCCCCGAACTTAGGGAGTACCGCCTCCTCTGCCTGATCTGAGTAGTCTTTTCCCATAAGATTACCCTTTCTTTTGAAGAAGTCTGCCATCGGCAGGGTTAATAAAGTAAGCACCAACAGGAAGACTGTCAAACGCCGCATCTGTTTCCTCCTCTGTAGCCCCTTCGCCACCTAGGCTGAACGGGTTAGATTGAGTACCTTGATCAGATAGCTCAGTCTGAGTGATTGTATTGTTTACTGTGGTTACAGCTTCCTCAGCAATCTGTGCAGCGTCTGTGGCTTCATCAAAAGAGGGAAGAGCAAGCTTCAACTTAGCAGCTGTATCCTTAAAGCCTTTCAGGCGCTGGGGAATACCACGTACTCTGTTGTAACGACCTGCCATACCTCTCCAGAAAGTAGTTTCAAGTACTTTAGTGGCTGCATCAAACCGTTCAAACTCAGGTGAGTCAGGAGTGATCTTACCTTCACGAGTTAGACGGTTCTGAAGGGTGATCTTAGCTGTACCGCCCTCTGCCCAGAGTGCCTCGAAGTCCCCGCCGTAGTAAGTGGATACTACCGCAGCAATTTCCTGAAGCATCGGGATGTCTTTAGTTTCCAGAACAAACTTACCGTTAGTCTCATCCACTTTAACGTGAGGAATATTATCTACAAGACCTGCAGCAAGTACACCATAACGGGCTTGGTTGTGCTGGAGGGCTGCACCCATCTGAGCACGGAGGTTAGCTGCTACACGACCAGCTTCACCACCACGAGACTGCAGTTCATTTACACGAGCAATGTTCTTGTTTGAGAACAGTACATCGTAGTTCTCAAAAGAAGGTCTATCATTCTTTGTCAAGTCAAAGGCAAGAGCCGTGACACTTGAAGCATAAGCATTTACAGCCTCAGGAGTTGTAAGGTCTCCTGCTTCAAGACCTGTGATAGCTGAACGATGGTATGCTCGGAACTTAGCTTTCTCTACAATCTTCATCCCATCGTACTTTTCACTCAGTTCAGTAGGGAAAGGACTAGGAGGAATGTCAAAACCACCCTCAGGTACGTTACCTGTCTGTTGACCAGAAGGTGCTACACCCATAAGCTCAAGAACAACAGGATCGAAGTTAAGAGCAGAGTGATCAACAACAGGGATTTCACCCATATTAGCAAGGTCTGCAGTGATGTCAGGTGCAATCTTTGCAGCCATCTTAGTCATGAAGTCAGGGTCTTTAGCTGCAAGAGCAGACAAAGGACTTTTTCCAGAGAGGGCAATCACACCCATAAGCTGCTTCGCTTTAGCAGTAGCACCCTTGGCATCATAGTCTTCAAGTGTTGCAAAGAGTTTATCAATAGCTTCAAGACGAGTGTTCATAATCTCCCACTTCTCAAGAGCCAACTTACCTGTTGGTTTCTGGAAGGCGGGTTGAGACTTCAAAAGCAAATAAGCATCCCGAAGGCGGCTTAGGCTTTCTAGGCTGAAGTTATCTCCACGTTGTTCTACCTGAAGGGCTGCAGAAACAGCAGATGTGAAGCTGTCTATTGTTCGCATGTTCTGGTCAAAGCCTGCAGTGAAGTCAATGTTACCTTGTAACACCCCTGCGTTAGCTGCGACTTGGAAACCTACGTAGTTGTTCTTAGCACGTTCCGCAGCTACATCTAGAGAAATACTCTCTCCGTTCTCTTCTGCCTTTCTCATTTCAATGTTAATGAAACCTAGGCGTGTAAGTTCATCAGCATCATTGAACAACTTAGTGGCTGTGTCTGCAGGTGTCTCTACTTGTTTAGGCACAAAGAAGATATCCTTACCAAACAGGTTTGTAACGACTGCTTTCTCCTCGGCATTGAGACCCAAGGAAGCAAAGTCAGCTGCGTACTTTTGAGATACCTGATCAACAGACATACCCTCAGACAGCTCAGACTGTGCCTTCTGTAGTGTCGTCTTAAATACTGCACGATCTCGGTCTGTCTGAGTAACACCGCTTCCTTGACGAGACCTTGCTGATCTCTCAGCTGCATCCAAAAGGCCTCCCAAAGCTGAAACAGCAATGGAAGTCCCTGACATACTCTGTACGGGTTCAGGTGCGGCTGCGGCCCCAGATACGTTCTGGTCTAGTGTAAAAGCCATTCTTATTCTCCTTGAGAAGCTTTAGCTGTAAGTTGGGAAGCTTGGGATTGTCCAGTTGATCTTTTAACTAGGTCCGTCATGGTCTCAAGATTGACTACGGCTCTGTAAAGTTTATGCTGGTTCTCTTCTGAGAAGCCTCCGTCTTCGATGAGGTTCATCACATCGTTGTAAAGCTCTCTCCCTTCCTTCATTTTAGCAGGTTCTCCTGTAGAAATCAAGTCCAAAGCTTTAGTAGCCCAAGTGTCGATACGTCTACGAGCATCCTTGAACTTAGCATCTTCTTTGTAGGAGATATCCTTAGCATCGTAGTGGTTCAAGACCTTCATAGGGGTAGCACCGCCAATGATAGAAGCAACCAAACCAGTTCCTACTTCATCGAACTCACCTGCCAAGCCACGCCGTTTACTACGGTACTCACCAGTTTCGATAAGTTCTACTACTTTAGAGTAGATATCTACGGACTTGACGTTCCGCATAAGAACCTTGAACTCTTCAGCTGCTACTTGTTTGTGTCCACCTGAGAGGGTTTCAAGTGTTGCCTTGATAGCCTTGTAAGTGTCAAAACCAATCTGGGCAGAAGGTCCACCTAGTGTCTCATATACCGGGTCTTCTCTAAACAGATCAGAGTATTGCTGTACGATACCACCCATAGGAGCAATACGTGAACCAAGAGAGACATCCTCACCTACAAGCTGAGACAGCATAAGGTCAAACAAACCGAACTTAACTGCGTTGAGTGTAGCTGTCGAGTTCTCGTCCTCTGGGTCTACTCCGAAAGCAACTAGAGCAGCTGTCATCTTAGGTGAGAAGCCCATACCTCGTGTACCAAACAGTACTGTGCTGACGCCCACCATTCGAGCACGTTCCGCCTTGGTCAAGTCACGACCAATAAGGATGTTGTCGATGAAGCGGTTGGTGTAAGACATCCACTGAGTAGCAAGGCCCATGATTGCGCCTTCTTGGTAAGCACCCTTCTGACCAGAAGTCATACGGAAGGAGAGTACTTGCTCTCTGTTTGCTACATACTGTAGTCCTGCCTCACTGAATACATCATCAGAGATTTTCTTAGCATTGTGCTCTACAACCGCAGTGGCTACAGAGGCAATACGTCCGAACAATTCACCCATCTTATATGGAGTAAGACCAAGCTCAAGCAACTCAGAAGCAGCAGTCTTCTTAGGATCAAAGGCAGTGCCACTACGTTCAAGAACAGAAGTACCTACGATGTCACGACCTGACTCACGCATGTACTTCACAGTAGCAAGTAGCTCCTCTTTAGTCATACCCGCAAAGCCATTAGCATACAAAGCGTCAATGTCCTTGGCTGCAGCCTTAGCTGTTTTACGCATAAGCTGTGCAATGATAGGGACAGCAGCTGTTGCTTTAGCTCCCGCCTTAGGGGAGATAGACATGATCTGTGCTACGTGTGATGCGTTCAAGACCATCTGATCAGGGTTAGCAAAACCCATCTTCAAGTGGAAAGACATAGCACGGAGACGGCCAGCGGCCCCATCAAGCCATTCCTCAGGCTTAGTCTTAATGCCTTTACCGTATCCCATAAACACACCCTCGTCGTAGATGTGTTGTCCCATACGGACAAAGAAGTTATTTTCTTTATCTGTACGTTCCTCAAGGCCCATGCGGCGTTTGATCACAGCCTGTTGTTCAGCCATGTCAGCATCTACGCCCTCACTACCCTTAATCTTGGCACGACGAAGGAAGTCATTAGGATCAGAAGGTACTTGCCCATCAAAGGTTACATTACCCATCCGACGAGCCTTATCAACCCAACCATTCACTGCAGCCTGAGTGGCTTTAGAGTGAGTGTAACGGTAGGCTGTGGACTGGAACTGTTCAAGGATGTTGGTAATAGGGTCTTGGTTGCTTACACGACCACCACCATACTCCATCAGGGGAGCATCACCACGTTTACGTGCTACACGGCGGGACTGGTAGTCACCTACACTCAGACCATAGCCATCAGTAATCTCTGTGTCTACCTGTTGGTCTCTCCGTTTAACCTCAAACTTGTTAGAAAAGCTTTCCTTGTGACGTTGAGCCAAGTCTTTCAGGTCATCAAAGTTCTCTACTGAAGGGTTCCACTTGTTGTTACGAGAGATGATATCGTTAACACGATCAAGGTCTTCACCCGACAACTCAAGCTTAGAGATAGACTTCAAGCCTGTGGCCTTTAGGAAACCATTAATAGCCTCTTGGATGTTGTTAAGTTCACGAGCAGCTGAGGTAGCCTCTTTGCTACTGTAAGAACCTAGGAGACTGCGGAAGCCTCCCTTGCCCTTCTTACCACCTACGAACTCTACATCAAACAGAGTACCAACAAAGAAGTTAGTTGTTTCGTTGTTACGTGGACCACCGAAGTTGTAACCTAGTACATCAGACTTCTGAGGTACACGAGCATCAGCTACGTCAGTGACGTACTCGAAGAAGTTACCATTGGCATCCTCGAAGGGTTCATCAAGCTTGTAGACGATACGGTCACCTACTGCAGTCCCTCGAACAGAACCCTGTAGACGACTAAACACAATAGCATCATCAGCTACCGTGACAGGTACACCAATAGCCGTGTAACCATCACTGACATCTACTGCCCAGCCACCACTTTCTGTTACCTTCTTCAGGATTTCAGTGGCCTTGACATTCCAAGAACTGTTGTTGAAGTCTACCAAGGCACGGTAGGCTTTCATCTGTTGCTCAGAGGGTACACGACCTGTGATAGCCATGAAGTCCTGCTCAAACTGAGCAGAGCTAGGAGCACCACGTTGTGCAGCAAGATCAAGTTCTGTGTCCCCAAGAGGACTATCACGATATGCTGTGATGACCTTGTTAAGTTCTTTTGACTCACCCTTAGAAAGCTTAGAGATATCCTTGAAGGGTACGTCAGCCTCTTTGGATACACGAGCAACAAGACCCTCTGCAGCATTGAGCATAAACCCAAGGCGGGGGCCGAGGGCAGTCTGACCAGCTGAGAAGAGAGAAGCAGCAGACCGTTTAATGAAACCTTCTTCTACGTTTACATCCTCAATCTCTGTAGCAAGACGACTTGTATCAACACGTTCACTGTACTCAAGATACCAGCCACGTTTATCCTCATCTACACCAAAGGCTTTAGTACGATCTGAGTTAAGACGTACTGCTTTGTAACGAGGGTCATCCTTGACAGCCTTCATTGCAGCTGCTTTTGTGGTGAAGGGTTTACCTGTGTCTGCCTTACCGAGAAGGGCAGTGTATACGTAGTTGTCTGAACCCTCGGCACGACGACGAGACACCTTAACAAAGGCGTTAGTTGACTGAGCAACAAGACGATCAGCTACTTCTGTTGTAGCATCCGCCAAGGATTTAGTTGTGAATGTTTTACCAGCAAAGGGTGAAGACAACATCTCTGACATCTTCTCAAAGAGCATTGATCTCTTTGTGCCTTCTGTTACAACAGCTGCGCTGGGCGTGTTGACGGAGGGCTTAGGGTCCATAGTGGATGGGCCTGCTTTGTAGGCAACGGCTGGGGAGGGTCTTGCAGAGTTAAGTTGCTTAACGGTAGCCTTACCCCCTTCAGCTACCCCCTTCGTGGCTGTAACGGCTTCTGAGACAGTCTTAGAGGCAAGTAGATCGGAAACTACGGAACGAGTGCCAGTAGCAGCCCTCTTAACACCAGCTGAGGCTAGACGACCTACAGCCTTTGTACCGCCAAGAGTTGCAATGTCAGTAAAGGCTAGTAGTTGGTTGAAGCCAGCATCTGTGTCAGTACCAAAGTTATCAACCAATGCCTGTAGTTCTTTCAGGCTCTCGTACTCACGAATGTTGAAGAGACCCTTTGCTTCTGCATCTGCAATCTCTTTATCCCAGAAGGCATTGAACTCATCTTCGTTTTCCATAAACAATGAGTCAGCATACTTCTGTGAGAGGCTTGAATCCCTACGGATAGCCATCTCAAGTACGCCTACAGTAAAGTCTCGTGCCGTGTTCAATGCCCCAGCTGTCAACCACTTGAAGGTAGAAGGGTCATTCTCTTCCAGACGTTTAGAGATACGACTGCTAATCTTCTCGTAGTTAGTGAGGACACGGAGTGACTCAGGGTTCACTGTCTCATCGTCTACCAACAACATACTTGAGAAGATAAACTCCTGAGGGGATACAGCAATAGCCTTACGTTCTACGTGCTCACGAGCAAGTCGGCCAGCCTCCTCTACAGAAACACCAGCCTCGTATAGAGTATCAAGGTAACGAGTAAGATCGGGATACTGTTTAGCAAGACCCTCATGTGTGAAGTCTTGGTTTGCCCGTGTCTCAGAGATAACCTGTGGGTCTTCATCAAGAAGATAAGCCTGAGCTTCCACAGTTTCGATCTCAAGAGTAGAGTTAGGGTCAATAGGTTTACTTTTAGATTGAGTGGTCTCTTCTTCAAGACCTCCCTCAAGCTCCTCGAAAGATGCAATGCTATCCATTGTTAAGCCTTAAATTATTCCTTGAATAAGCCGAAGTCTTCAGCGTAGCCACCGATAGTGGGTGCGTTAGCCGCTGCTGAGAAACCAAGTTTAGCAATGTCGCCATATGTCTGGGCTTGCATATTAAACTTAGAGATGTTAGCAGACAAGCCACTAAGTTGTGAACCAAAACCAAGTTCTGAACCAAGCTGTGAACGACCTGCACCAATAGCACCAGAAAGACCTGAACTCTGGGAAGTACCAGCTGCTTGAGCAGAAGCTCTTGCACGAGCAGAGGCTAGGATGTTAGAACGGATAGCAGCCCTGCGTTGACGTTTTGCCTGTACTTCCTGAGCTTGTTGCTGCGCCCTAGCTGCCTTACGTGAAGCATTACCTGCGGCAATAGTACCACCAACTCCTACAACAGCACCGACAGTTGAAACACCTGCGGTAAATGCTGCGGCCCCTGAAGCCCCTGTCAACGCTGCACCAATGGAAGCAAAAATAGCCATCTTAAAACTCCTTCATGTAATGGGTTTCCGCTTTGACGTAACCCTTTTTCTTGTATACTTTAGATAAGTCTGCTATCTCTTCCAGATACGCCATACCGATGTACTTAGCACCTCGACCTTCTGCCCATTCCTCGTAAGTGGACATAAGACGGAAACCTGCGGATGTTTTACGGTAGTCTTTGTGTACAAACCAAGCAATCTCAATAGCCACTTTCTCAGAGGAGAAGAGGGGTTCCATTACTTGACAACAGATGTAACCAACTATCTCACCATCCGTCTCTGCTACAAAGACATTTACATCTTCCAATGGTAGAGTAGCTAGGAAAACTTCCTGTGTCTTTTTAGCATCCCAAGAGTAAGGGAGTTTGGACTCTTTGTGAAACTGTTTGAACAACATGAGACAGTCAAGAAGATCGCCCTCAACTGCCTCACGGATACTAATAGCTGTTGTTTTTAGCACCGATTACCTCGTAGCCTACTAGGTGGAAGTCCTTACCTGCGACACTCTCAAACCTAAGTTTCATTGATCTCCCTCGTCCACGTACCTTTGACTTAGTTACAACCGTGTCACTAGGGTAGTTGATAGAAGATAGATCGTTGGGGTTTACAACAGGTAAGTCCTTGAGTTTGTAGATTTCTCTCGGAGTACTGCCACTCTTAGAAAGGTTCCAAGACACAGACATCAAACAACTAGATGGGTTGATAAACTCATAACCTGCACCACTTGCTACATAACCGTCTTCTGTTACTCGCATATAGGTTGTTACATAGGGAGCATTCTTGAATGTAGTAATGTCACCCATGAAGTCGTAACCGGCCTCAGCAAAGCTCTTGTAGTCTGCAGAACCCCAGTCAAGGTATGTGTCACCTCGGAATGTAGCAAAGGTCATCTTACCTGTCGTACCATCCCGAACAAGTAGTTTGATCTCACTGTCACCCTCAAGGTAGTCACGATACAGAGTAGCTACTACGTTGTCACTTCCGTTCACAACAACATCAGCACCGTTGACTACTTGGGTCTCTGTAGAAGTAGAACCAAGACCACCATAGTAAGAAGTACCAATGATGTAAGAAGTGCTTGATGCTTCGTCTTCTACACGCCAAGGATAGAAGGCCTGTAGGGCCAAGTCCATGACTAGGATGTTGTTATACTTGTAGTCGATACTCTCATCGTTATCAGGGTAGAACCAGAACACACGTTTGTTGATCTTGTCATACTTAACAGTAACCTGAGCCTTCTTGGCGTTTGAGATGTTGTTCCAAAAAGTCTGGATAGTGCTGAGTGACAAGTTTTGAGCAGTTGGTGGGCTGAGGTTTTCAGGCTGCTGTACTGCGTAGATACCAGTCTTTCCCCACCAGATAGGGATACCATCTGCTACAACGAAGGAGTTCTCATTAGAGAGACCTACGTCACTGATGCGAGTGATAGCATACTCAGTTGCACGGAATACGTTATCAACACCAGCAACAGCCCACACACCGTTCTCAGCAAACACCAATAGGGAAGAACCTAGTACGTGGAGCTTACGGATGTTGTGAGCATCAGGAATACGTACAACACCACCGTCAGTGTCGAGGAGATCACTAATTACTTCAGAGGTAGGGTCGTTTACTTGGTAGCAGTTACCTACATCCGACATACGTTCAGTTAAGCGAGAGAAGTAAACCTTACCGCCGTTCTTAGCTGAGTCAATACCTGCATAGAATACACGACCAGCATAGGCCGCAACAGAACGGAAACGACCTGTCTCAACTTCTGTTGTCAGTCCTGTACGGACTTTACTAAATACGTCTACTACAAAATGACCGTTAGATGCTAGAGATGAACCAGTATAGATTTCCTTCCAGTCAGAAGCATCAAAAGCACCGTTAGCATCTTTACCAGAATACCAAGCGTGGGTAAGTGGAGGCCAAGAACCCGGTGATCCTGAAGAAGAATTTTGGTAAGTAGTAAGAGCAGCACTACCTTTTGTACCAGTCCAACCTACGTTGTAGGTGTCGTATTTCCTTCGGTTAATTGGTGATGCACTTTCATCGAAGTAGAAATCGGTAACAGCTGCATCAGAACCCTGCCACTCAAAGTCTCTTTCCTTAAAGGAGATAGAGGTTGCTGTGAAGGCTTCTGTACTGGTGTCGAACTCTAAGTAAAAAGTGTTGATTGCGGGAGAAGCCACAATCAGGTAGCCATTCAAGGAGGTGACTTGAACACGTTCCTCAGAAGGAGATAGGTTGTTAGAGGCAGAGTGAGCATTAAGATCAACACTACCTGAATACTTGTTAGCCGACAGAGGGTCAGTAGACTTCTCATAGAAGTAGAGAATGTTGTTAACCTGTACTACAAGAAACTCAAGGTTAACCTGACCAGCTACGTTGTACCAGTCAAGTGTTTGAACCAGAGCACCCTCAGGTACAACAACATCTGAGAGTACATGGTTGTCTTCTAGTGTAACAGCCTTACGTCTACGACGAGTACCATCACGCCCAAGAGAACAGTTAAGCTCATCAACAGATGCGTTCTCTGGGAATGTAAGTTCAGAGGCCTCAGTGATGAGACCCTTGATAAAGGTGTTAACCGTTCTCTGGGTCAGGCTTTGTGGCATTTAGTTTTTCCTTCTCAGCCTGACGTTCTTTGGCTCGGTCATTAACAGCTTTTCTAGCGGTAGGTTTCTTATGAGCTAAGTGAAGTTTAACAGCTGCGAGAGCACCTGCTGCTCCAGTCCAACTACCTTGAAGTCCTGCGGGAAGTGGAGCACCGTTCTCATACTTAACTGCGTAGAACTTAAAACCATCCTGAGGCTTATAAACAACCAAAGCCTTCTCGGTCTTGTCACTCTTCACAACATAAGTCTGACCGTCTTCACTTTTACTTACTTCAATTTCTGCCATAGTTGTTCTTAGCTCTTCCTGTGTTTACTTTATGCATATCGTTCTGAACATAGACCTTTTGTCTACGAGCAGTCTGTTCGATCTTAGGATCAGCACCTGACTTAAACAGAGACATTGCAGTAGACTTAGCCTCTGCCAACAAGAAAGGAAACATCGTATCATCCATGTCTGGTACAAAGGTATCAGAGAAGGAATCAAACGTAGGATACTTGACTCCGTAGGTCCGTGTCTTAGTTGATGTAAGAATAGCATCCACAGATGCGTCATACGAGTCTAGTACAATAGTGTCATCATCAAACGATGTGTAGTACATAGGCATAGCATCGTTACGAATAAGAAGAATGCTTTCAGAACCTACGTCAGCAACCTGTTTTACGTTAGAGGCTAGACTGTCTCGGCCATCTGAGAGACCAAAGAACTCATCAGGGCTGAGGTACTTAAGTCTTCGGTACTCAACCCCACCCACAGCCTTAGATACGTTGTAGTCGAGGAACTCAATGCTCTTAACACGGTCAGGGAATGAGAAGTGAGTAGGACGGGCTGAACTAGAGAAAGAAGTAAGCTTCAGAGTCTGAGAATGCTCAGGGATAAAGCGAGTAGCAATCATTGCAAAGTAAGTATTCTCTACTACTTTAGCAATCTGTTCAGCTTCATTAGAATCTACAATACTGTTGATCTCCTCCGAATCCATGTCGGACAAGATGTTCTGAACCATTTCGAGGAGAGTCATTTTCATGTTATGCACTCATTCCAATAATAGAGGCATAGATGTTTGCGTAGTTTACATCTACGTTATCTGAATCTGCTTTAGTCTTGATCTCAATGTAATCGTTTTGACCTAGGGTAGTAACACCTGTTAGACTAATAGAACCCCAACCTCCTGAAGAGATGGTACGGATTGCTCTTGAGCCTACAATCTCTACACCGTTCTTAAACAAAGCCCACTGGACTGCGTGATTTGTTCCACCAGTCTGTGAGGATGACATAGTTACATTAATGAGACTTGTAATCTCTGTGGGGTCATCGTATCTAAAACGAAGGTTAGGGGATGTAAGAACAGTAAACCCTTCTACATGAGTAGAAGAGACTGGGAAGGATAGGAACTTCTCAACTGTGTCCGTATCAAGGGTGTACGCATAAGGAGAAGTAGCAGAGAAAGAAGTAGCAGCACCTAGGTGTCTATGGATAGGTTGCCATGTACCACTACCAGAACCATTAGCAACATATACTTCACCACTGTTAGCTGTAGCTGTACCCTTAGGTTCATGCAATGCACTACCAGTAAGAGAGGAATGTTCTACGTTAGCCATAATAATTAGTCCTTAGCAGGGGAGACTTGTTAAGACTATTATACACACAGGTAAATATCTTGTCAAGCATAAAAGAAGAAGGAGGGAATTTCTCCCCTCCCCCTGTTGCAAGTTAGTTACGCAAGAGGCGCAGTCAAAACTGTTACAAGGTTCTCCGGACGGTACAGTTTCAGACCGTAACGTGCAGTAGTAACGAACTCCGTGCGCTGGTGGTCTTTGTTGTACTCTGTGTCCACTTCTGGCATCTGACGCCATGCACCAACGAAAGGCAGTACAGCTTGGTCAGCAGAGAAGAACATGTTCGTGATTGCGTTGTTTACAGTGGTTCCACCGATTGTTTCAGCAGTCTCTCTCTTCAGGTAGTTAGAAGTGTAAACGTCGAAACCGAAGATGTTCGCCATGAACGACATACCAGTTGCAATACCATCACGTACAACACCTTCCCAACGGGGGTTGTTGGATACGTTGGTCAGTTGCGACAAGGTATTGAGTTCAAACTCAACAGAAGGATCAACGATAGCTACGAGGTTCTTCTGCGGAACTTTAGCAGTCTTAAGAGCAAGGTTGGCTTTAGCAAAGTCTTCTACGCCGATCTTACCGCCTGCACCCGAACCTAGCATACGGTGATCAACGCCATTGATAGTGTTGGCATCGTCAACAGTTTGCTGGCCACCGAGAGCCATGATGTCCGACTCAAGACGTTCCATGAGAGCACGTTCCTGAAGAGGTACGAACTGAGACATGATCTCGTTTGCGTAGTAAACATCCTGCATTGCTTTGTTGGTGATGTAGTTACCAGCTTGCAGGTACTCAGTGATTGAGAACGTAAACTGTGCATCGTCGATGGGGTCGTACGTTACAGCCGAATCTTCAGTGTAGTCGTTGATTGTCGCATCACCGAGCGATGGGATTTTGAAGGTGTCGCCGTCTGGGAATTGATCCAGCCACTTGACATATTTCATACCCTGCAGTTCGTCACGCAGGATTTCTTTAAGTTCGGCGGACCAAACTTCTGCACGTTTTGCAAGTGCAAGCGTTGCTGCTGTGTTACCAGCCATTGTAGTGTTCCTTTATCGGTAGAAGTTGTCGCCCAGACGCTCGGCATCAGCCATCATTGCTCGCTGGGTAGACGGTTTATAGTATAGTGACGAGTTCTCTTTGCGAAGGCGTTGGTAGTAACCAAAGTCCCTCTCAGAAGAGGCTTGCATTGTAGAACCTTCGGTACGAATGCTCCCTTGAACCAGTGGGTTTGAACGGGGTGCTGGCTTACCCATCAACTGCATAAAAGCAGCAGGGGACTTAGCAGCCATACTCTGTAGCTCCTCCATTGGTAGCCCTAGCTCAGAAGCTTTTTGCTGCACTGTAGCAGCTGCCTCTGTTCCGTAGGCCTTTTCAAGTTCCGACTCAACCAGAGCAATGTTGCTTTTAGCTACACTTTCCTGCTCTCGCTTCCTCAGGGTCTGTTCAACTAGGCTCTCAATGTCTGCTTCACTCGAACTTGGCTGGGTATTAGCTACATCCGCAGTGCCACCGATATTATTATTGGGGTCTGAAAGTTCGGCGGTGGAGGCCGAGGCCTTTTCTTTCAGATGTTCAGTAACTCCTAGTCGATAAGCCTGTTTCTCAAGGTCAGCCTTCAAAGCAGCATTCTCTTGTTTCATCTGTTCGATGAACTTATCTGCTTCAAGTTTGCCTTTAGCTAGTGCTTCGACATCATTGAACTTACGTCCCTCTCCCACAAGTTCATTCACAACAGAAGGGCTGGTCGGCTCCTCAAAAGATGAAACTTGCTCACTCTGCGTTGCGGGGGTCACCTGCTCTTCAGAAAATACACTCATTGTTATTCCTTGTCTAAGTTGATCAGGTCCAACACAGTGGTCACTGCTCTATTGAACCCGTTACGGTCTGCCTGTTTATATGCCCACGAAGGTGAGTCATAGTCTGCGGCAGGGGTAGTCTCCTTAAGCATAGGCTCTAGGATTTCTTTGAGGCGGTCTAGACTATCTCTGTTAGACTGGAGTGTCTGGGCAACCGCCTCTTTTTCTTTCTTTGACTTACAGTCTCTGAACCAAGCTGCCTTCATTCAAGAGGCTCCTCAGGGACAGGTTGAAGCTCTTGTAAGCCTCGGTCAACCATCTCCTCTTGTTCAGCCTCAAACTCAATCTGAGCCTCTGTAGCAACCTTCTGAGTCTCCATCTGTTCACTGACAGATACGTTCTCTTTGAAGAGTGCTGGCTCACCAAGTTCGTCTGCAAGGAGACGGGCAAACTCTTTGCCTGAAAGGTGGGCTGCTACTGTAGGATCAGAAGCTTTGATCTGATACATTGTTGTTAGGTTCTGGACACGTTGAGCACGTTCAGCAAAGTGACGAGCACCCATTGGAACGATCTTACCATTGGCTTTGATATCGTCCCGTGTGATCTGTGTGAAGAAGTAAAGACCCGTGTCTTCATTCAAGACCTTGGCTGTATCCTCATAGTCCATGTTACGACGAGCAGTCTCAAGCATGGCGTTCAGGATAGGCTCAAGAAACACACGTTCAAAGTGAGCAGTCTTGTGTTGGAAGATACGACCAGCAGCTGTCATAAGCTGACTTACTTCAAAGGCTGTCTTCTCACCTGCACTACGGATACCCATAGCCTCACGAGGAGCACCTGCCATCATCTCCATCTTAGCTTCGATGTTCTGAATCTGGAAGTCTGCGTTAAGTGCAGTACTGTCAGGTACAAGGTAACCTACATCACCCTCATCGCCCAAGTAGATACGAGCATTAGGCTCGAAGTCGAAGTCCTCTACGTCACCCCTGATCTTAAGGACAGGGTAGGCGATCTGATCAAACACATCAGCCTTAAGGTTCTCAAGGTGATCAATACGGTACTGCATACCTACGAGGTTATCAAGTGGCCCCATGCTGTACAGGTTGTCAGGGCGGTCACGCCAGCCAACGTGGAAAATAGGATCACGACCAAGCCAAGAAGGGTTCTCTTCGTTTGACAGGACGTACGCACGGTCTACAATAGTGATGATACGGTTGTTAAGGAGCTTACCCTCAACCTTGTCGTAGATGTCACCGTAGAAAGTAAGAACCTCTACGTAGTCTGATTCGTAGTAGTCTGTGAGAGAGGCAAAGCCATCAGCTACAAAACCCTCAGACTTGTTGATATCTACTTCGTTACCTCTGGCAGAACCACGGTTACCAAGCATCTTGTTGAAGATGTCAGCCATGTAACCCTTTGATGAGTCATTCTCTACCATGCGTTGAATTTCACCCAAGGTAAGAACAGACCTAACGATCTTAGGTGTGTCCGAGAAATTCGCAGCAAGAGGATTGAAACAGATATCGAAGGGAGAGATACGAACTACTTTAGGACCGACGTAGTTTACGATACGGTCGCCGTCTTCATACTCAGTTACTTTACGTTCAAAGTCTACAGTAGCAAAGCAGTTACCATACTGGATGTAGTCGTTAACTAGTTTACTCGTAGTGTTTACAAAGTCAGACTGGCGTAGCTTGTTTTGCATATACGCCTGAATGATAGACCGTTTGATCTTAGTATCGGAGTCAGCATCAGTAGCTTCAAAACGGAACCAACTCTTCTGAGGGAACAAAGCAGCAAAGTAGTTTGCGTGAAGGTTGTCAGCAATCTGAGTTAGCTTGGGGGTAGTTGTAGAGTTAGACCAAGGCAACTTGTTGTTAGAGGTGGTACGAGTGTCCGTAGCATAGATATAGTTACGAAGCTCTTTCCACTCTTTAACCTTTTCAGAACGTGCATTGTTCCAAGAAGTCCAACGGTTAGCAATCTCCACAGCTAGGCTGTGAGGATCAATCATGCTTTCAATGTCAATAGTAGTGCCAGCCATTGTGACTCCTAGTCTAGCTATGTGTTAATAATAACACACTGTGATATTTATGTCAACACTTAAAATGCAACACCACCGAATTTAGGGTGAAATACTACATTATTATCTTGACTTCTTTTTCTTCTTACTGTTGAACTAGGCTTAACGGCAACCTCAACCGCTGCAGCAAGACAGTCTTTACAGTCGTCATGCGCTGGGTTGTAGGAAACAAGTTCCTCTTCCAGAACCTGACAGTTACCACCACGGTAGTGATACATCTGTAGGTTATCATAACGAGGCTCAAGGATAGCAGCGATCCGTTCTTCCTTAGAACCTTGATGTCTGTTAGGTCTGTGCTCATCAATCTTCAAAGCAAGGCCATTAGGTTTGATGTAGTTGTCCTTGAGTTCAGAAACGATAGCTGACTGAGCAGCTGTACATTCAGCCCGTAACTTCCTAAAGTCCCAACGGTTGAGGAGGTCTAGGATGTGACGGAAGTACTCAGAAATCTTATCTGTCTTAAAGCGGTCAATGTCCAAGACGTAGACGTTGTTCTCTGAGTCAACACCAATAACTACAATAGCTGTATAGTCTGCTCGTTTACTGACAGAGTAAGCAAAGTCAACAGCTGCACTTACATTAAGTTTCTGCCCCTTGTAGAACCACTGACCGCCATCTCTGGTGAGATGTTTCTTATCATAGTACTGAAACTTTTCATAGGCGATAGGTTGACTGTCAGGATCGGTAGGGTCATTGTAGTACTGTGCTCTGAACTGAACACGGTCCAAGTACTGTCCACGCTTCTTGGCAAGGATTTGTACATCAAAGCCAAAGAACTTACCGTCCTTACGAAGTTGACGAGGCCAGAGGAACTCCCCTGTACCATCGCCGTTATCTTCTACAGCCCTCTCCATTACCTCGTAGATATTCTCTTTACCTACAAGCTCTCCCTCTTTGGAGTAGATATCCTCTTCCATACCCATCAAGTCTGAGTACAAGTCTTTAGGATGGTAACGTGTACCTACTACCCACTCTTGTGCTTCACTACCTTCGATAGACGAAAGCAGGGAGTACTGAGACTTAACCTTGTTACGGCCTTCGTTTGTGTAGGCATTCTCAAAAACAACAACGTCATCTAGTACGGCAATATCGCAGTGCATACCTGTAAGAGAGGTAGTAAGGCCACCTGTAAAGATAGAAGGGTCACGGATAGCTTCCTTCTTACGGTCTGGGTGATCAAGTGCAATCTCTGATGTAGTCCACTTCTCACGTTTACTTTCATCCTTGTGGAGATGCTCAGGCCAATACTTCTGGTGAATGTCTGACTCAAAGATGTTCTTGATAAACGAGAGTTGTTTCTGAGCTAGGTTAGATGTTGCTGAGATATACAGTACACGGAGAGTAGGGTTCTTGGTTAACTCCCAAGCAACACGATAGGCGACCATAGCAGACTTGCCATGATCTCGTGGGAAAAGGAGAAGCTGGTGACTCTTACGGTCTTGTCTTGTCCACCACTTACAGACATCCTCGTGACAGTTACCTAGTACACGTTGAGGTGCTACAAGCTTGATGAATGTGATAAGACTTTGTTCAGCAGCTTCTCTGATTTCTTCTACTGTAGCCATTTACTATTTACAATTTCTGCAACTGCAGCGTGCTTACGTCAGCCACAAACGTACCGTTTCCAGTTGTGTTGGAGATTCTTTTAACCTTTAGTTGAATGGTGTCACTTGCAGCTAGAGATAACATCTTGTCGATGTGAATGTAGCTGTCATTCGATCCGCCGTTACCCCGAAGATATGCACCTCGCACCTTGCCCACGACTGTCGCTCCGTTTTTCACAATAGAAAGCTCACCCGTCCAGCGGTAGTTTAACGTTGTGCTGGTGATACCCACGGTGCCTTTTACGCAGTAAGTCCCTGCATCAGTGACCGTGACAACTCCTGACGTGTTGCTGTAATTCGATGTGTCTTCAATCTCAGCAGTGGTTGCAGGAACAACAGTGTCAGAGGTTGAATCTACACTAGCGCCTCCTGCGGCATCCACATAAACAGCCACGGAAACAGGCAAATTCGTTAACGCAGAGCCATCGCCCGCAAAAGATGTGGCTGTGACAGTGCCAGTTACGTCAAGGGCTGTGGCAGGGTTGGTCTTGCCAATCCCAACCTTATTTCCCGTCGCATCCACATACAGCGTGTTTGTGTCCACAGTCAGCCCATCAGCCGTGACAGTGCCAGTAACGTCAACACCAGTGGAGGTGGTGGCGAGTTTGGCGTCACCGCTATGGTAAATTGTAAGTGCGCCACCAGACACTGCCTGTAAATAGTTGTCAGTAATTGTTGAATCGGTAAGCTGTAGGTTTGTACCAGCAATATAAAGATTGCCTGTACCTGTGTCCTGAATACGACTCGCTGACCCCGTATGGTAAATCTGTAGGTCAGACCCAGCGCCGAAGGTGGCTTTGTCGTTGTCACCGAAGGACACATTAGCAGTTGTAGTTAGACCTGCAAACGTAGGGCTGTCATTGGGCTGTACTGCTGTGTCAGCTAGTGTACCCTGAGCAGCAGTAGCATAGTCAGTAGAAGCTGTAGTAGCAGCTGTGCCAAGACCAAGATTAGTACGAGCAGTAGCTGGACTTGTTAGGTCTGACAGGTTGTTAGTTGAAACAAGATCACCAGATGCTGCGTTAGCTGTAACCTGCCAAGTTGTACCGTTGTAAACGTAGAGCAAGTCAGTGTTTGAGTTGAAGTAGATAGCTCCTACAACAAGGGCATCACCGTCATTGTCTACAGTTGGGTCAGTAGTCTTAACACCTAGGTAACGATCATCAAACGAGTCCAAAGCAGCTAGTGCTGAATCTCTTGCTGCCTCTGCCCCAGTCTTAGCTGCCTCAGCTTCAGTGGCTGACGTAGCTGCATTGGTTGCGGAGGTAGCAGCCTCAGATGCCTTCGTAGAGGCCGTAGAAGCCCCCGTAGAGGCCGTAGTTGCAGAAGTGGCTGCATTGGTAGCAGAAGTAGCAGCATTGCTCTCAGCGGTCTCTGCGTTAGTCTCAGCTAGTTCAGCCCCAGTCTTAGCTGTTTCTGCTAATGTTACCTGTGCAGCAGCTAGAGTAACTTGATCTGCAGCCAAAGCAACTTGAGCAGCACCGTTGTTGGTTGCATCAACTGCACTAGCAGCAGAAGCTGTAGCACTCGTAGCAGCAGCCGTAGCTGACAAACCAGCAGTAGTCTCAGAAGCGGCAGCATTCGTTTCAGACGTTGCTGCATTGCTTGCACTTGTAGAAGCAGCAGCCCTAGCAGCCTCTACATCAGATAGGTAATCAGTACCATTGATAAGCAAACCAGTAGCACCAATAAGGTTGTTGCCGTTAAGGTCTAGGTCTGCCTGCATAGCATTAGGAGTACTCCCGTCCAAAGACAGAGTATTGTCAAAAGCATCCCTGATGTTATCAAAGTTTTCATTCAACACCTCAGTGGAGTTAAACCCTGACTGCAGTGTAGTTACTGTTGGTTTCTTAGCCATGTTAGTTCATCAACCCAATTCGTGTTGCATCCTCTTCTGTTTCAGCTTTTTCAAGGGCAGCCTGTTTCAGAGCACCATCAAGTTCATCCTTAGAGGGTCTACCCCGTTTCTTACTTCCATTATCCAAGTAACCAGCATCAGCCAAGTACTTCTGAGCATTGTAGCTTGCCTTACCTTCTTCAAGATCATTGATCATGTTCCTGATGGTACGAGCCTTCAACTTCAACATTAACTCTTTCTGCATCTGTACATGGTGTGTCTTAAACCATGACAGGTTACACAAGTTCTCCCAAACAGAGTAATCACCAAACACAGATAGAGCAAACTCATACTCTGTAGGGTCTTCCATTTCAATGTAAATCTTATGCAGTGACAGGTAAGTCTTATCACCTACCTTATGATCTCTCTTCTTTAAAGAGTAGTTTGTAAATTCATTACGAGTGTCTGGAAGTGTAGTCTCGTAGAACCACATCTTACTAGGTTTCTTAGCCATGTCTCTGTTTGTTCCTTACCATAAGAAAGGGGATAAAGGAGTTACCTGTTAATGTAACAGGCCATCCTTTCATTCTCCCTCTTATGAGTATATACAGGCAGGGGAGACTTGTTAAGACTATTATACACATACGGATTTTGTATGTCAAGTGTTAATTTACCTAACTATGAAATTAACTAGATTGTGTGACTATGTTACCTAAGGTGTCTAGAATTTCTGTTAGTAAATATTTTTGTATGATGTACATACAGCAGGCCACCCCCTATCCCCCCTTCCTCCCCCTAGGCTTGTTGCATAATTATCACATGGGGTGTCATTCCTGCCACGGTGTTGCCTGATTGTGACACCTGTTGCCCGATTGTCCCAGTATTGCTTGGGTATGTTATAATGTAACACTATTGTTGCGGTGTTATGACTGGACTACCCCCCACACATCCTAACACACTGGAAAGATTGCATAAATTGGTTACCTTACTACATAACCTTTTCTTTCCATTATAAGGACTATGTTAGGGACTATTGGGCAGGCTTTATGCAAGTCTCTGATATTGCTAGATAATCAAAATAAATACAAGAAAAGTGAAAAAAGTTGTTGCAATGTCTTTCGATAAATGTTTTCTATTGATCAACGAAACGAACAGCACAACGGAGCAAGACAAATGCAAAGCTTTATTAATACGGAAACGGGTGTTTCGTTTCAATTTGAATGTTGCGATCAAGAAGAAAGCGTTCTTGCCCCAGCGCCACATGGTGGGAAAAATATGGTATATGGTCACAAGGTTTATGTGGGGGATGTTATAGGGCAGGGCTGGCGTCATGCCCTTGTTCTTGGCGGGGTCGCATATGTTATCGTGGACGAACGTGAGACGGATGGGCGGTCGTGGTTTGTTTCGGAGAAATGGTCGATCAAGCGTAGAGTGTAAAGCTTTGGTTTATCGGGTGCATCTCACTGGGTGTACCTAGATAAACCAAACTGAAAGGATAAGACAATGTCAAAGTATAAACTGCTAGGCGTAGGGACTAATGCAAAGACCGTCAAGGGTGACGGTGACGAATATCTAACTGCAATCCTATACATGACGCCTTGGAAAGTGACCGTAGGCAATAAGACATTCAATAGCTGTAGCATGGCGGAACAAGCTGGATGCGTGAAGGCTTGCTTGAATACTGCGGGACGTGGTGCAATGAATTGTGTGCAAGCTGCCCGTGAACGCAAGGCCCAGTGGTTCTATTCAGACCGTGACGGGTTTATGATCCAGCTTATGCAGGATATCGCCAAATTTCAAAACTACTGCAATAAACGTGGGATTGAACCCGTGGTGCGATTGAACGGGACGACAGATATCCGCTGGGAATTGGTCAAGATTGACGGTCTAACTATCTTTGAATTGTTCCCACGGGTGCAATTTTACGACTACACCAAGATTGCCAACCGCAACACGGATCACATCCCCAACTATCATCTGACGTGGTCCTACTCGAATGCATCTCCTAAATATGCGGCCATGATGCAAACAGCCCTAGACCGTGGTATGAACGTGGCAACAGTATTCCGCAAGGCTTTCGACTATGCAAACACATGGATGGGCTTGCCAGTAGTGAACGGCGATGCGGATGACCTGCGGATCTTGGACCCTAAGGGTGGACATATCGTGGCGCTGTATGCCAAAGGCAAGGCCAAGAAAGATACATCTGGATTCGTGGTGGATGTGTAAGCATCCCCACAAAACCCAAACCTTGAAAGGATAAGACTATGGAACGTGAGACAAGAATTTTCGTGGATGCTGATTTTGTAATGCGGTATCGGGAGACTGCCAAAGAAGAAAACATGACGGTGCAAGGTATCGAATGTGTTTGGCATTGGGATGATTGCACCCGTGATGCGGCAGAATATTGGGCTGTAACAGATTGGATCAGCCAGACATTCGGAAACAATATTGATTGGTTCAGTATCAAAAGCTGGACGAGTTCACCAAAGAAAGAAGAAGGATAAGACAATGACAAAGGAACAAAGAGAGTTACTGGAGAATAGAAAAGGAGTTGGGTCTGTGATTATTGCGTGGTGGAGTGCAGGGGTAACAAGTGCAGTCGCAACTAAACTTGCCCTTGATATGTATGGGAAGGAAAACGTGGAGCCGATTTACTTTCAGATCGACAGTGCCCACCCCGATAACCTACGTTTCAAGCAAGAGTGTGAAGATTGGTATGGCAAGGAAATTACTGTAGAAAGAGCACCCGAAAAGTATAAGGACCATTTCGACGTGATCCTGAAAGACAAATATGTGAACGGTCCGGGAGGGGCGAGGTGCACACTTGTCTTAAAGAAACGGGTCAGGCAAAGACTAGAAAGAGAAATAGAATACGATGGGCAAGTGTTTGGGTTTGAGTATACCAAGAAAGAAATCAACAGGGCTATTCGTTTCAATGAACAATACCCTGACGCCAAGCCTTTGTTTCCTTTGATTGAGAATCGTATGACTAAGCCAGAGTGTTTACACTACCTTGAAAAGCAGGGCATCAAACGCCCAGTTATGTATGAATTAGGTTACGGCAACAACAACTGTATCGGATGCGTCAAGGGCGGCATGGGTTACTGGAACAAGATCAGAAAAGACTTTCCTGAGACATTCGACAAGATGGCTAAGGCTGAACGTGCTGTAGGGAATAGTTGTATTCGACACACATTCTTAGATGAGCTAGACCCTGACGCTGGACGCCAGCAAAAGGCAATCACCCCTGACTGTGGTAATTTCTGCGACATCGAGTTTACTGAGGTTCTGCATCCAAGGGTTGAAGAAATATATAAAGAACCTACGCAACTTAAATTACTGTAAGGGATAAGACTATGACAAACACACAACACACAAAGATCATCAAGCACTTGCAAACGGCCAAGGGTCTGACAGTGCGAGAGGCATTGATTGAATACTCTATCAGTAGTCTGACTAAGCGGGTGCATGAGTTGCGAGGCATGGGTTATGACATTGAATCAGTCCGAAAGAAACACCCTGTCACTGGTCAAAGGTATGTCCGTTACTTTCTACTTGAGGAGCAAGAGCAATGAGCATTTGCGGAGAGATAGAGAACACAGAGAACGCAATCAAATCTCTGAGGACTAAGGAGTTTAATATTAAATTCAAGAGCAGTGGGTTGACGGATGAAGAGAGACTAAAGATATTCAACACTATCAGAGAGGAGATTCTTGAAGAGACTGTAAGGTTGAACAAGCTCCTAGAATTAGCCAACAATGCGGAGGGTTCACACCGTGCTTAGATATCTTTATAAAGTAGGCATTGCCCTTTCTGTCCTGTTCAATGTAATCCTGTTAGGAGAAAGTAACCAGACATTCTCGGCCCGTAACTATGGGTGGAAGAGAGAGGGGAAACCCAATGCCGTTTGGTTAATTGACAGGCTATCTCAGAAGGATCACTGCTACATGTCATGGGTTTACTGGATCACAGCCAAGAAAAAAAGTTAGGCTTTGTGTCGATTAGGGGTAGACGGATCGGAAATTCACGGTATAATAAGTATTAACGATGCCCCCCGCCACATACACCTGAAAGGATAGGTTTCTAATGTTACCTGTTACACTAGAAGAACACTTAATCACTATTGGTCTTATCCCTTTATCCTCGTTTGAGGAGCTTGATGCTGTAGTTAATCCTACAGGCCAAGAGGAAGACCTACCAGCATACAACGAAGAGACACAGGAGCATATGTCCTCATGACACAGATTGCAGTAACACTTATCGACCACATGGGTTCAGACCTTTCGGTCGTCAACGCAGCACGGGTTAGCTTTGGTAAGAAGAGTGACTGGGAGTTCTCTGCACTAAGAGAGGGCCTGCTTGAGAGAGACGCCAAGCTTATCAAGTATCTCGCCAAGCACAAACACATCAGCCCCTTTGGTCATGCCTTCGCAAGCTTCCACGTCAAGGCCCCTATCTTTGTAGCACGTCAGTTGGTCAAGCATAAGTTCCTGCGTTGGAATGAGATCAGTCGTCGTTACGTAGATGATGAGCCTGAGTTCTATGTGCCTGACGTATGGCGTGGACGTAGTGCTGACAAGAAGCAGGGGTCTGAGGGTGAAGTTAAGATTGATAACTGGGCTTTAGAGGTTGCAGACAATGCCTACGAGGCAGGGGGTTATGCGGGGGCAGCACTTGGCGTATACAATAGCTTGTTGCAGAGTG